CACCGTCACCTCGTGGTAATGCCCTCGTGCCGTCATTGGCTGTCGGCTCGCATTTTCTCGATGCGCTGCACCGCTTCCTGCAGCGCCGCGCTGGTGGCCCAGTTGCAGATGAGCTCGACGATCTTCAGCTCGTCCGCGTTCAGGTTGTTGTCCGCCGCGAATTGCAGCAGCGCCGTCCGGTGAACGAAGCCACGGTTGATGCGCGAGCCGGCATCGTGGAGCTCACGCAGCTTTTCGATGAAGTGCACTGCCTTGTCCAGGTCCTGCACGCCGTTCTTGCGGCGCCACCGGGTGACATATTTGGTGGCGCAGCCCTCCAGATAGCCGAGCCCATTCAGCTCGACCAAGTCCCAATGCTGGATGCCGCTGCTGGTCGCATAGTGGGTGCCGCCCACTTGTCGGTCGTTGACGCCCATGGCTCACTCCTCCGGTTTGTCTTCCTGTGCGAAGCGCTCGGCAATGATGCGCATCACACCGGACTGCCGTGCGAGCGTGCCATCCGTCTTGAGCAGCGCGTAGAGCTGGTCGGCTGGCTCGGGCAGCTTGAGCGTGTCGAGATATTTGATGATCTCGATCAGGCCCTCCTCGGCGTGGCGATTGCCCATGGCGCCCTGGTCCAGGCACCACATCATGAACTCGAGACGGTCGCATGCCTTGAGCATGGCAAACTCGTCGGGTGGCAGGTCGAACTCGGACGGTAGCTGGAGCTCCACCAGGATCGCGTGCTCGAAGCGGTGCACACCCTGGGCGACCGCAGGCGAATATCGCATGGTCGGAGCAGGCACGTCGCCGACCCAGGCCTCGGCCACGTCGTGCGCCAGGGCAGCGCGGATGACGTTGTTCACCTTCGGGTGATCCGGCCAGAGCTGCATGGCAAGGATCGCCACGCCCCACTGGTGAGAGGCATTGCTGTAGTCGCCCACGTGTGGGATGCCGTGGCAGCGTTGAACCTTGCCGCCGCAGCGCGCTTGAATGATCCGGTGACGCAGCGCAGCCGCGTCAGGCTTGGTGTACTGGGCCATCGTCTGCTCCTCGCAGGAACTTGGTCTTGCGACGGGTTATCCATTCGGAGCCCGCCCTCCGCCAATCACTTGCCTTGCATTGCTCAAGTATCTCCAGCGCGCCGTTGTAGCGGTCGAGGCCCTGGGTCTTGCGATAGTGCTCGTGCGCCATGCACATCGGGACGAAGACGCGGCGCATGAATTTCGACCGGAGGCCGATCGTGGCTCCGTCGTCGATGAACAGGCCGATGTCTTCGAGCAGTTGCTCGGGTGGAGTGCCATCGCCCAGGAGGGCATACGGTGCGACGTCCACGTTGGCGTAGGGCGAAGGAAGGCCGCGACCTTCGTTCGCGATGCTGAGCAGCTCGTCGGTCAGCACCTTCTTGTAGACGTGCATGTTGTTGCTGATCTGATAGTAGCGTCCCATCGGGACGCCGATCGCCGCTGCCAGGTACTCCTGGAGCATGCTGAAGTGGACCGCGTTGGCACCGTAGGCTCCCCACACCATGTCGTTCGAGCGGCAGCAGACGGTGATGTCGAGCTCGCCGCGATTGTTCACGTTCACATAGATGTGCGTGTTGCAGGGCACGTCCTTGCCGCCCGCGTCCGCCACCTTCGGGTCTTCACCCGCGTCCCACATGCCGATCACAACGCGGCGGTCGTCTCTGTTCGCCTTCAGTCGCTTGATGGCCCAGGCGAGCTGGTCGTGCTGGAACCACGAGCGCCAGCGGTAGCCATATGCGCCGTGCAGCGTCACGCCGTCGTCGCTGAAGGTGCCCATGCGCGCCACGAAGGCGGCCACGCGCGCCGCGTCCTGGCATCCATGGAGCATCCAGAAGCTCTCGTACAGGTGGAAGAACGGGTTGGCGTCGCGCTCCGGCCAGAACATCACACGCTGGTCGGGCCTGAGGTAGCAGGTCGCGACCGGCATGTTGAAGACGAGCACAGGCCCGTTGCGGCTCTCGCGCTCGGTGGCGAGCGCCTTGTGCGTAATCTTCTGCAAGCCCACGGGCAAGGCCTCGTGGACGTTGTTCATCATGATGCTGAGCATGGTCAGGCCTTCCCTGGATATCGCTGCTTGGGCGTCCCTTCGCCGAGGCGCGCGCGTTCGTACTTGTCGAACTCGCAGAGCAGGTGCTCCACCTCACGCATCTCCCACTCGGGCCAGTCGCGCTGCCAAAGCTGCGTGCGGCTCAAATTCAGCAGTTCCCTGCAGAGCTCAATCATGCTGCTCTGCTGGTGCTTCTTCGCCTTGAGCGGACTGCCTGTCAGCAGCCGCGAGTAGCCACGCATCGCCCCTGGGCCAAGGTTGCACCAGGTCATCTTGTCGGTCGCGTCGAAGAGGACAGGCGTGTGGCGCAGGTCCGTCACGATCTCGTAGCTCATGAACGGCCCGAAGAACGGGTAGCACATGAGCATCTCGTGTGCGTCGCGCAGCGTGCGCCTGCTCGCCATGATCTTCTGAACCGTGGTGCAGTCGCGGCGCAGCGGCTCCAGGAGCTTCATGATGCCACCGATCTTGTCCAGGCCGGTCGGCGTCTTGATCATGTAGGCTGCACCGGTCAGCGGTGGCCCGCGCTCCTTGAGGAAGCGCCGCAGGAGCGTCTCGAGAGAAGCAGCGCCGTCGGGGTCCAGCACGTTGGGTCCGCCCTCGCGGCAAATGAACTTGATGGTCTCCGAGCGGTTGAGGAAGCGCGCCAGCGCCACGAGGTAGACCAGGTGCGGCGCGTTGCGGTAGCCGTCGCGGATGTACTTCTTCACCACCTTGGTGACCGTGTCGTCCTCGCGGAACACGTTGCAGAAGCGGTACTCCTGCAGGATGACGTCGCTCGTCCAGGGCTTCGGTCCACCGGCTTCCTTGCGCAGCTTCACCAGGTAGCGCTCTCGCGCGAAGGTGAAGAAGGGTGCAACGTCCACCTGATAGGCCGTCGCGCACTCCGGCAATGGAGCGGCCTCCCCTTCCTCCCAGGGCGCTAATGTGGAGGCGCTGAGCGACGGGACGAAGCGGATGACGTGCTGAGCGCTCACGTGAGCAGCTCCCGCATCTTCGCAGCGGCCTCGTCTCGGTCGAGCCGGTGGACGAGCACGCCGTTGGCTTCCAGGCGCTTGCAGGTCGCGGCCACGCCCTTGAACTTGCTCGTGGTGTTCTTGGGGTTGATCGGCCGCTCGTCGCCGCGATCGGTGCGCCGCTGCTGGATGCCGGCAATGCAGACGTCGAGCGGCGTGGTGAGTGCGATGACGTGGAAGTCATTGCCGAAGCTCTGCGCCAGGGCGAGCGTGCGGTTGAACTCGGCGCTGATGAGCAGGCCCTCGAACACCACGTGGTTGCCGAGCTCGGCCACCTTGCGAACGAGCTCGAACACCTCGTCCTGGTTGGTGATGGTGTCGCAGCCACCGCACGCGGTGTTGTAGTGACCGATGCGCGTGATGGCTTGGCCTGGCTCGGTGACGTAGGTCGTCATGAGCGGCTGCTTGCGGCCTTCCTTGTAATGGTTCTCCGGCACGCGCTGGGTCTTCAGGCTGCTGTCGAAGAACGTGCGCACCACATGGCTCTTGCCCGAGCCGCTTGTTCCGCGAATGTTGACGATCATGGCGTGAGCTCCTTGAATGCGGCGCTGAGCTGGTCCCAGACGCGCGGGAAATGACGGATGCCGGAGTGCCAGAGCGGTGGCACGGTGAGACGGGCGGTCGGCGCTCCTCCGATGATCGGCGCGTCGCGCGTGACCCAGCGGTCAGCCTCGGCCACCTCGTCGTGCTGCGCTGGGCGCCAGCCGGTGAGGAACGAGCCAGAGGAAGTGATCTTGATGCTGTCGCGTGCCACGCCCAGGAAGTGACGCAGCCACGTGTCGTACTTCGGAACAGGGTCGTAGCCCTGTGTCCTGCCCAGAGGGCAGCGGATCAGGCTGGAGCCTGCGTACCACCACTTGGACCCTGGGCAAGGGTACGCGTAGAAGAACAGCTGTCCCTTGCGGAAGTAGAACGAGGGTCGGTCCTTCGAGTTTCTCGAGAAGAACGGGTCGTAGTCGAGCTCGACGAGGCGCGTCCATCCCCAGAAGTAGTGGTCCAGGCGCGCGCCGAAGCCGTGACAGACGACGTAGAAGTCCACGTCCAGCGGCTTGCCGTCGATCGTGTCCATGACCACGCTGTCGGTGCGCTCGGCTGCGTAGAGGTGGCGCATCTGCGGCACGAAGAGCTGCGCGTTCAGGTGCATGCTCTGGTCGGGCGCGCACTTCAGCTGCGCCTCGCCTCCGACGTTCATTTCGCGCGCTGGCGTGTAGCGTCCCTGGTGCGGTGGGCTCTTCTGGCTGTACCACATGTCGGCGCGGCTGAAGCAGCGCTCTGCGATGGTACAGACCGGGCTCGCGCGCTGCAGCACGTCCAGGTGCGTGACCCAGCTCTCGTAGCCCTCCTTGGTGGCAGGGTCGCCTCCTGGATAGATCGCGCCGGTGCTCGCGGTCCACGCGTTGATGGGCGCCTCGATATCGTGCCAGGTGACGACCGCGTCGGGATAGTAGGTCGCCAGGAACGCGCGCGTCAGCGCACCCTGCAACCCGAAGCCTTCAAGGTGTACGCGCATGACGACGATCCCTCCAGCGCTTTATGACGCGCTTCTTCCAGGCAGCGAGCTCCTCGTCCGCGCCGATCAGCAGACCGACCAGGAGCACGTTGCAGGCGACGCTGAGCGTGAGCACCAGGGTGAGCGCGGTCGTGAGCGCCTGGAGATAGGTGAGCAGCAGGTTGCAGGTGGCGGCCATCAGAAGCCTACCTTTTCGTCCGGCATGCAGCGCAGGAAATCGCGCGCGGTGGCATTGTGCGCAACCCACGGCGCGACGCCCTCACGAATTTCGCGCACGTCGTTCCACAACGGGTAGTGGCCGTTGAGGTGGCTCTTCCATTTGCAGAAGATGGTCTCCAGCTCCTGCAGGTCGACGTCGCGATCCTGGAAGGGAGGCGCCTTCAGGCCGAGGCGCGCGTAGTGGTTGGACAGGTCGCTGACTGCCCACTTGATGCGCTCCTTGTCGTCCTTGCAGAGGAAGGCCTCGGTGTCGCCGCGCTCTTTCTCGCGCGCGTGGTGGAGCAGCGCCGCGTCGCGTGGGCTGTCGTAGAAAGCCTCGTCGAAGGCGAACTCCACGTGGACGACACCACAGCGGTCGAGCATGTCGCCGATCTTGAAGGCGATCCAGTCGCCGAACATGGGCACCAGCTTGGCGCGGCGCTTCAGGTCGACGAAGTGCGCCGTATCGGAGCGCAGCGCTCCGGTGCCGAAGGCGATCATGCGCACCAGGTTCTCAGGCGTCTCCCAGGTGGAACGCCACTTGTTCACCGCGTCCACGCACCGAGGCCCTCGGAAGTGGCGCCGCTCGTGACCCCTGGGCCAGCGCTCGCTCGCTGCGTAGGGCGTCACCTTGGGGTCGCTCCAGGGCCTAGGGGTGACCCAGGGCAGCGGCTCCTTGTTCTCGGCTGCGGTGAGCATGCCTGCCCAGAAGTCATCGCCGCGCTTCTCGCTCAGGTGGCAGGCCGTCCCTGCAGAGTAGAACGCCCAGTAGGCCAGGAGCCAGCGGTAGGTCTGGTACGTCTCCAGCCCGAGCTGGGTCAGCGCGATGTAGATTGGGTCCAGGTCGCCGGAGCGCAGGAGCTGCTCGCCGAAGGGCTTGATTTCCAAGCGGTCGTAGTTGCGGCCAGCCATGACGTATCCTCCACAAGCGAATGGCCCAGGTGCGAGCCCTGGGCCATTTGCAGTCGAGCAGCTGAGCTGCTCAATCACGCTCGCGTGGTTACGCTCCGAGAATGATGGTGCGCCCGTTGTCCAGCGTCTTGAGGCCGTAGCCGTTGCTGGTGGAGATGAGCCGCACGCCTTCGTAGCAGGTCGTGACCGGGTCGTCCTTGGACTTCGCTGCCCAGCCGACGGTCATCATGTCGTGGAACGTGATGCCCTCGGCTCCAGCGGCCACCAGCATGTCGAACACCAGGCGCCGCTTGCAGGTCTCCACGCCTTCGACTTGGCGCGACGCGGGCGGCTTGCGGTCGGGGTCGATGTTCGGGAGGTTGAAGCGCTTGGCGCGCACGCCAGGCTTCTTGCGGAGGCCGGTCTGGAGGAAGGTGTCGTCCTCGGGCGTTTTGCTGCCCTTGGTCCCAGCAGCTTCGACTGCGGCGACCACGAAGGGCCAGACGCGGTCGGCGAAGGCTTCCTTGTCGCGGATAGCCTTCAGCGGCTTGTCGGAGTTGAAGGTGTTGTACAGGGCAATGAGAGCGGCGGTCGTGAGGCCGCTCAGGTCCTTGCGGCTGAAGATGACGTGGGCTTGGTCTTTGAAGGTGAACTCGTGGCGCGCAGGCGCGACGCTGGTGGGGATGGACATTCGTGCTCCTCTTGACTTCAGGAAAGGCTGACCCGGTCATCTATACGGCCTGTCCAGTTCTGGACAAGTCATTAAACGCGCTGGCCAGATCAATTAAAGCTTGCTTGATGAAAGGTCACAGGCTGTGAGTCCTTGATGAGCCCTTCGGCCTCGAGAAAGGGTAAGGGAAAACACTTAGTCAAGCGCACTCGCGCTGGCCCGTCGTCGGGTCGATTGTGCAGGAGGCGCCCTCGGCTGCGTCCTGTGAAACGATCACAGCGCCGCGCTTGCTGCCAGACTGGTAGGTCGTGCAGCCCTTGGCGCCACCGAGCCAGGCCCTCCGGTAGAGCTGCTTGAAGTCGTCCATGGGCGTCTGCGGTGACACGTTGCAGGTCTTGCTCACCGCGCTGTCGACGAGGCGCGCAGCTGCCAGCAGCACGTCCACGTGCTCGCCAGGCGTCACCTCGTGTGAGCGCTTGCCAGCGAGGCCGTAGCGGTCCACGGCATAGTCGCGCAGCAGCACGTCGACCGGACCCTCGTCCATGATAACCTTGCGGCTCATGGAGTGGCTGAAGACAGGCTCGATGCCGGAGCTCACGTTGTCGGCGCACTGGCTGATCGTGCCAGTGGGTGCCATGCTGAGCAGGTGCGAGTTGCGGATGCCGTGGCGTCGGATGTCTTTCCGGAGCTCGGGCGGCAGCGTCTGAATGAATTCGCCGCTGCAGTAGTTCTGCGGCTGGAACAGAGGGAACGAGCCCTCGGTGCGTGCGCGCACCATGCTTGCCTGATAGGCGTGGTCGCGCAGCCAGGTCAGCACCTGCTCGGTGCGGCGCACAAACGAGGCCTCGCCGTAGCAGGCCCTGCCGTGCTCCACCTCGATGGCGTTGGCGAGGCCCATGACGCCCAGGCCCATGCGGCGCTTGTTCAGGGCCTCGGTGCACTGCTCGGGCAACGGGTAGTTGGCCACGTCGACGACGCGATCCATGCAGGCGACCACAACCGGGATGTCTTCGGCCAGCTGCTCGAAGTCGAGCGTGGAGTAGGTCGAGCGCTGGCCCATCTCCTGGCGTAGGTAGGCAGGCAGGTTGAACGAGCCCAGGAGGCAGGCGCCAAAGGGCGGCAGCGGCTGCTCGCCGCACGGGTTGGTCGCCGCGATCTTCTCGCAATACCAGAGGTTGTTCATGCGGTTGACGGTGTCGACGAAGAAGACACCCGGCTCGCCCCAGTCCCAGGTCGACTGCATGATGTTGTCCCAGAGCTCCTCCGGCTCCACGACGTCGTAGACCTTGCCGCCGAAGCGCAGCTCGAAGGGCTTGCCCTGCTCCAGCTTCTCCATGAACTCGTCGGTGACGGCCACGCTCATGTTGAAGCGCTGCAGCTCCGTCGCGTTGTTCTTGGCGCGCACGAACTCCATGATGTCGGGATGGTCGATGCGGATGATGCCCATCTGCGCGCCGCGCCGACCGCCCACGCTCGCGGTGCAGTCGCCCAGGCCGTTGTAGATGTGCATGAACGCGATCGGCCCTGTGCTCCGGCTACCGAGGCGTTTGATCAACGCGCCGCGCGGTCGCAGCGTGCTGAAGTCGTAGCCGATGCCACCACCCATACGCATGGTGCGCGCGGCCTGGA